CCTTCATCTTCTTGCTGGATATATAATGGAACTGCTCCCCTGCTTCATTTGGAAACATGCCCCCGATAATATCCATGAGCCTGTCAGCTTGTTTTTTCAGATCGCTAATCTGCGACTGACAGTGTTCGTATTGCAATACAGCATCTGCTAAATCCTCTTCATTTATTGGAGGAGCTGTGTATGCGTAAGCGACACCATTCTCTTTCATGTTTATACCTTGGTTAAAAAGTTTGTATTAAGTTTGACTTTATTCTAACTTATATTTACAAATATGTGTAGAGTTTTTTCAACTTATTAAAATTTATTAAACTTGATATGATCAAAATAAAGCAACTCATCAAAGATCTTGGCGGTCCTACTGCTGTCGCAAAGGCTTGTCGCGTTCATAGAACGACAGTTCATAACTGGCTTCGTGAGAATAAATGCACCCCGAAGTTAATCCACCTGACTTTCGATGAGGGTTTAGAACTTGGGGACTATTGGGATGCACGAAGAGAAGAGAGAGGAACACAAGAGGAGAGTCAGGCAGGCTGCTGAAAAATATATCGAGGAGTATGGTTGGATAATTATTCCAACTGTTCTTGGTGGTGTAAGTTCACACATCCGGTATAAAAATTGGCGGCTCCCGACAGATCATCCTGAGTACACTCCCCCTCCAACTAAAGAAGAGATGCTTGCATGGTTCGATGAAGAACCTCCACTTTCTATAATCACTGGCAAGAGAGAAGATTGTTTTGACATTGCCGCATTGACTGGAGCTATGTCTAATCTTGTCGTTGTCGATGCTGACAGTAAAGAGGCAGCTATTGAGGCTCGTATACTTGGCCTTACCACTCCGGTAGTTGTGAAAACAAAACGAGGCTATCATTACTACTGGCGACACGATGGCGTTAGTGACGTAAGAAATCGAGCTGGCAACACTCCAGGGAGACACGGGGACTGGCCTCTGGTTGATGGCTTGGATCTTAGAGGCGATGGAGGTGTGATAAGACTGCCGCCATCATATAACAAAGACATGGTTAACCAATACACTTGGATGAGCGAGTTCGATGAGGTCCAAGACGATGATCGATATGTCTGGAAGCCGATTGCGAAAAACACGTTCTTACCGCCAGAGCAGAAGCAGCTTACCCAGGAGCAAAAAGAAGTATACAAAAAGAACAATGTCTTGGTCGTGGATTTTTCTGGCATAAGATACGGCGACAAAGAAAGCACGATAGCTATGATAGAGGCTGGTGTTCCGGTAAAAGTTGGCGGTAGGAACCACACGCTGACAGCAATTGTCGGTGAACTTGTCGCCGGAGGATACGCTGTCGATAAGATATCTGATCGTGTGCATGAGCTGATGGCTTTGCCGAACTGGCAGCATCCGCTAGAAGAGGAAGAAGTACAACGCACGATTGACAGCATCATCTCTCGCGACAAATTGCAAAACCCAGACCGTTGGGATGGCGACAATTATAAGGCGGTGCCGGAAGAGGTTGAGGAAGTGACGGCTGTGGTAGAACATAGACCGAAGCTCCAGCCACTCATAACAGCTCCAAAGCTCGATGAGTTGCGAGAACAAATCGGTGATCAGAAATTTATTATGTATCCAGCCGTTACGCTTCCGGCGATTTGTCAAGTCTATGGCTATAGCGGTCACGGCAAATCTTTGTTTACAGCTCACATGTTATATGCGGCGGTGTGCGGAAAAGACTTTGGCGTTTTTGAGAACCGGAAAAAGACAAGAGTTCTTTATCTAGACTTTGAAAACAGCTTGAACGAAATCTTGGAGCGCATGGAAATGCTTCATAAGATTTACTGTGACGATGATGACAGTGGCTTTGCTGTTTATTCGCCAGCTATGAAAGGCGGCAGTGTCCTCACTTTGGATACTGAACAGGGATTAAAAGAAGTCCTCGCAAATGCCGAAAGCCACAAGGCAGAGGTGATCGTCATCGATACTTACCGCACAGCGTTTAATGGCTTCAGCGAAAACGATAGCCACCAGTGGGCAGAAATAAATCGCGCAATCTTGGTATTGAGAAATGCTGGATATGCAGTGATTGGCTTACACCATGCAAATAAAGCAAGTAGCACCCAGGGAAAAAACGGAACGGTAACACAGCTTGGCAGTGAGGCTGGGTCCACAGCACAGCTCAACTTGCTGGAGGTGCAGATGAGGGTGACACAAATCTACCCCGATACAGATGCTGGCAATGAGGAGGCAGAAGAAACTAGGGGCGTAGTTGATGAGAAAGGTTATGAAGCTTTGTTAAAGGCAAAGCGAAAGCGAGAAGAGATGTACAATGAAGAGTATTACATACGAACAGCGATCAAGGTGAGCTACGGCAAAGTCAGAAACAGAACGCCAGCTCATCGAAGTAGCTACATTGGATTTGCAGAGGCACCAGATGGAACTCCGGTTGTTATTGCCAGCACTCCGTTGCGGAAAAGGGTCCAGTATTTACTGGAAAACGGCAAGCCAAAAATGCTGATTGCATCTGAATACAACCTACCAATGCATCTAATTGACGAGTGGGACGAAGAAAAATTAGAAAAAAATAACGTCTCAGAACTACTGCATATATAAGCATCGCGTACAGGCACTTATATAAGTACTTTAAGCGAACCTTAGTGAGCGTTAAGAGCTTTTATATAAGCTTTTATAAACCACCGATTTCTTATTAGTAAATCGGCGTGAGATTGGCTGTCAATAGATTTTTTCTATGCTTAATTCAAACTTTGCCCTATATTATAGCGTAAGTTTGTTTAACAGCTAACTTATAGGGAACTTGAATGCCAGCCAGACCAGTTATTAAGGCTGACATTGACCAATTAAAAAGAAACTGGGCGGCACAAATGCCGCTTAAAGAAATGGCGGCACAAGTACCGTGCTGTGTGGATACATTAAAACGTATCCTCAACCGCGAAGGGATAGCAATATTCCCAGCGGCAAAATATCAAACTTCAAAACGTCAGCGTCAGCAAACGTGGGAAAGAGCCTGCCTAAGTTGCGGCTCTAAAAAGCCGCGCCCCAGGTGGCAGTATATTTGTAACAAGTGCAAGGAGCTACACGCTGACTTCGCATGACCCCGACTGCAAGTTTCGGATAGAGATACTTGCTAAAATCAACGACCAGCTAGACGAGCTGGTTGCATACAATCACTTGACTGCTTCAGCAGCCGAAGAGCTGCTACTGCAAATCTCACTAAGAACATTTCAAAGTAAAGAGGAAGACGATGCCGAAGCTAAAGAACCCCAAGGCGAAGGGGGACAAGTACGAGAGAGATTTAGCAAGATACTTTAATGAGTATCTATTTGGTGGTGAGCCTATCATAAGCCGCGCTCCCCTTTCCGGTGGAGGGTCGCTTAATTATCATGCCGGAGGAGCTGACCTACTCGGAATGAAGCTTTGGTTCCCTGAAGCCAAGGCTGTAGAAAAGCTCAACTTCAGATCTGCCCTTGCACAAGCGGAGCGCAATGTCGAGATACGAGGCACTGGAGAAACGCCTGTAGTCTTTTCCAAGATCAACCGCGAACCAATCGAGGATAGTGTGGTAGCCCTACGCCTAAAGAATTTTTCGCCATTATTGAAAATTCAGTATCAACTTAATCGCATCATTGAATGGGACGACCCCGACTTTAGCGATGACTAGTATGCTTAGATGGCTAAAACGAAAAACCCAGTCGCGAAGCTCCTCTCAGGCAACACCTATGTCCAACGTATCGTTAGATCAAAAAAGGGCAGAGGCAGTTACTCGCGTAAACAAGCTCCAGTTACAACCGATGAACACAGAGCTAGATGAAACGCGACTGATAGTGCTGCTTAATCGAGCAGCGCATCTCGGAGCAAAGGAGGCTTTAAGACAAGTCGGCCTTAACGATGCTGAAGCAAACAAAGACATTGCAGACCTAAGAACTCTGCTTGACGACTTCCGTTCAGCGAAGCGCACGATCTTCAAAACAATTTTAAAAACAATAACCGTAGCCGTCCTTGGTGCAATTGCCGCCGCAACATGGCTTCGTTATGGACCTCCCGACTAGTAGAACTTGCAACATCTGTGGCGAGACAAAACCTCTGGATAGCTTTCCCAAAACAGGACGCTGGCATTTAAAGAAGTGTCAGAGCTGCTACTCTAAAAACTGGAGGAAGTACAACATGAGAAAAGCAACAAGGCTTCGACGGTTCATACACGACTGCAAACGCAAGTCGGAAAAGATGTCATGGCCTTTCGACCTGACCGTAGAATTTTTGGAAGAGCTTTTCGAGGAGCAAAAGGGGCTGTGCCCGATTACGGGATTTGAGATAACCTTGGAGGGCACCCAGGAATTTAAGAAGAGACGCTTCACTGCATCCCTGGACCGCATAGACAGCAGTAAGGGCTACACAAAAGATAATGTATGGTTCGTCACACTCCAAGCAAACTACATGAAATCACAGCTCACGATGGAAGAGCTGGTGAACTGGTGCCAACGCATTGTTGAACAGCAAAAAGGAAAGTTTGGTTGACTCCAAACTTGGGGCAAATCTCATCTCTGCTAACATAAAAAAAGCCTTTTACACTTTCTATGCAAAAGGCTAAAAGCAATTCCATATCGTCATTCTTTGTGGTGAAGCGATGACGGTTGTTGACGGAGGGCTGGTCTTCTGATCAGTCCTCTTTTAGTTTTATGGCAGGGCCATCATCAAGCAATTCTGTCAGCTCACCAATTAGCCACACCATTGCTTGCATCCCTGCGTAATTTCCGAACTTCCTTTCTAATTGTTCTTTGTTATCTATGATGCCTTTGAGCGCATAACCAATTGCGTCATCTCTGGCTCTTAATTGCTTGCCGATAATCTCTGCTTCGTCTTTCGGCAAGCTTAACTTCTCTAAGATATATTCTGTCATTGACCCTCCTGTATTAGTGTAGATTTTTTTATACAGGAGAGTGTTACGTTGTAACTAGTGAGAAATTTGCTTTAAGCATATTTTGCGTCAGGCAAATTCTGCGTCAGACCATCCAGCTTGGATCTCCAAACTTAAAGTCTTTGCGTCGAATTGCTTCCTGCGCTGCGTACCAGGTCGGAACTCGCATGGTCTGTCGGTGGTTTTCATCCATAAGAAATCGTATAAACCATTCTGGGTGGTCGAATACATTTATCCACTGATCGTAGAGCGCACTCGCGATACTTGTGTTGTCTAAAATATTTTGAGCAACGGTTATGCCTCGATCTAACAAGACCAGTTTGCAAAAGAGTTTGCGGCCCTCTACCCTCAAATAGTACTGTTTTTCATTTTTTGTAAACGCACTATCTACTTCGTTATACATTCTGTCAGGAATTGTCTCGTCAGTATGTGCCTTCAACAAATCCTGCATCACTCGCTGTGACGAATTTTTTCCACCGCTCCCGACAATGTTAACAGGTAGCCCTAGCAAAGACTTTCTGTTGACTAACGCTCGTTGATCATTGAGAAGTATACTATTGTAAGTTCCCAGCGCAATATGAGCCGCCATACACCCCCACACAGTAACTATAGGAGATTGTAGTACATGTTTTGCTACGCTGTGTGAGTTCGCAGTGTAAGTAAACTTACGAGTCACTGCTATCTTGGATGCCGATCTCCAAATGAACTTGGTTCGAGCCGTTCTAATGCGATGTGGAATCTTGCCATTTGGATAACGCTCCAAAAATTTAGCTTTATTGAATCCTTCTCTGCCTATCTCACTGCTGTTGTCGATGTGTTCATCGTAATACTCTGGCTGCCACGGACAAACTTCCGTCGGGAAAAGGTAAGCCTGGTCGAGTAAGTCTTGACACGCTTGAGCTATCGGTCCGACCTGCACAACTTCTTCTGTAGCAGGGGCAAAAGTAACCTCAAAAATATCTTCTAAATTTGACACTTGATTCTCCTTTGGTTGATCTCTCCGCAAAGCGGGAGTTAATTAAATTAAGTTTTTTAAAAAAAATCAAAAAAAATTTGGTTTGAATAAAGTTTGATTTACTGGCACCAAAGTTTGATAAAGCGGTATCCTTTGGTCGAGTGTGTCTTTTATTTACGGCTGTTTTGCTAGGGCATTTAGCCCTCTGATGCCGCTTTACTGTCACTAGTGCCAGTATAGGTGTCACTGGTGACAGTTAACAAGTTTGAATAAAGTTTTATCCTCAGTAACTGTGGATCTCAACTATATCACCCTTGTGTTCCTTTCTTAGTCGCCTAATCACTTGATGCCAGTCTGTAATTGTCTTGTCTTTACCGATCTCCTCATCAGTTATTGTTGCTGGTTGTTCTAAAAAAATGATGTCGTAAAATGCGTCAGGTTCTACAGCCCCATAGCAAGTTACGCCATCGATAACGATGCCATGCATTCTTCTTCTTCCTTTCTTGGTTTGCTGATTAAATGATAGTCGTGGATAACTCGACCTAGCTCTGGGTTGCCAGCTAGGCATTCTTTAATCCAAGTGTGTTTGATCTCACCGGACTTCATGCGTAGTGTACGCCAGTGTCCTCTTCTGACATGCTGTCTCTTCTTACTGCCATGTCCCTTAAACATGCGCTCATAATGCGTCGTTCCTCTGGGCTTCGGCAGATCAATCTCAAGCACCTTCAATTCATTTTTTGGCAGCTTGCGACCAAGATATAAACCCCCACCATTTACCTTTGGTAAGTCACGTTGAATGACGATGTGTGGATAGTTAAGCAACGCCAGTGTCGCAATCACAGTGCGTAAGGTCTGACCAAAGAAACCAACAGTCGCTTCAAAAAACGGAGCGATGTTGCCGTCGTCGTTCTTTGTCATTAAGTAGGGTTGTCCATTCAGACAAAGATCAAGCGGAGATCCGATAAAGGAGATTGCGTCTGACATTTTCTTAAAGCTTGTTTGGTCGCCGCTATGTTTTTTGGTGTATCCTTCGCCAAGCAAAGGCTTTACAACTTTATTCAGAAAGCGAGAGGCATTGGCGGCATGGTCCTTTATAGGAAGATCCATTGAGAAGTTCAAACAGAGTGCCATCTTCGATGTAGCAATCTTACCGCTCTCTTCGACGCTGTAGCTCATAACAACAAAGTCGTGTTCGCCCATGTGGTCGCCATACTTAGAGAAAGCCGCATTAGGTGCTATTCCGTTCTCTTTATTCATCCGAATAAAATGAAACCCAGCCCTTGTAGGCCACGTTGACAAATCCTTTTCGGGGTGATCGTCTGGCAAATCTTCCTGCCGCACACCCTCGTTAAGCCATCTCGCCGTTTTCATGTAATGATGAACGTCCCACTCAACCCACATATTATCGAAGCAAGGGATTGCTGTTGCAAGCATATCGATTAGCCGCGCTGGCTTTGCCAGTGAAGCGGCGATAGCATGATCAAGCATTTGGTTACTTACAGAGAAGCGTTGTGCCCCAAGCAATGATGTGCGGTTGTGCTGAAAATTAGCTTCTGCTTTACGCTTCAAATATTCACGCTTAAAATATGCAAGCTGCTTTCCACTAACGTCTATCTCGTTGTGATTAGTAAGTTGAGCAAAACCCTTCTTTGGTTGAGCGTGAGCGGCAATAACTCGATTAAATAAATCTTGGTTCATCATTCACTCCCAGGCAATTTGTTCACAGCCGCAATCTTTGTCTGGTCGGCTGTCTCTAAATATCGTTGTGTCGTTGTAATTTTGGCGTGACCCATCAGCCGCATGACTGTGACTAAGTTCTCACCATTATTTAGCAGCCATGTACCGAAGCTGTGTCGGAGTGCGTAGCTGGTCCGGCCCTCCAGCCCCAGTGCCTTGACCGCAAGCCGGAAACATCTTGTGTAGGCTGGCACTAAACAACCGCCACAATCCCGAACTGTTTTGTACGGTTGTCCTACTCGGTTGTGAAAAACGAAGTTATCCTTTGAACTTTTGGTTTGCCTCTTAAAAACTTCTATTAGTATTGGCGACAAGTGTACCCACCTTGAACGCTTCCTCTTGCCGCTGCCTTTTAAATTCCACAGCTTGATGCGGCTGTTCTGAGGCTGTTCATCATCCAGCTTCACATCATCCCATGTCAGACGAGCAACCTCCACTGGCCTTGCCCCTGCGTAGGTCTGCACCAAAAACATATCTAGGTTTTTCGGATAGTTGACGCGAAGCCAATCGAAGACATCCTGTGCCTCTTTAATGGACAAAACATTGTGAGAGTTGTCGCTTTCTTCGTGCCAGTGCGGCATCTTCAAAACACGAAATCTGCCGTCAGAATATTTGAGTGAAACTCTTTCTGCCAACCGTAGCGCAACGCGAAATATATTTATCTCTCTATTCTTGGTAGAGCCTTTGCGCTCCCATCCATCGCGCTTTTCAACCTCTGCCCATCGATACTTGGCGTAGATGTCCAGCAGATCAGCATCCATGATAGGCCAATGAGCAAATCTCTCCGGTAGAGTGCTATTCGGCACCCTTATGTAAATGCTCCTCATTGCTTTTTCCAGGTGATATCTGACACTGGAAGCCATGTCCGGTTCGTTCTCGATCCGATACTGCACCGCATCTTCCATCGTCCAGTTGTCGATATTTTCTGGATCGCCAAGCTTGCGAGGAGCTGGCACCTCTACAGTGGCTTGCCCCTTGACACGCTTCGTTGCAATGTCAGGATTTTCCTCAAGCACAATGCGCGATAGCTCATTTGCAATCTGATCAGCGATCTCAGGATCGCTTGTGCCCGTGCTTTTGTGAACACTTTGTCCGGCAAACACTTTAAAAAGAGTGCTGCCGACTTTTATTTCGTGGTCGTTCCTAACTGTCTTAATATTTCCGACACTGGAACATATGTGGTAGTTACGGCTACCAGCCTTTTTACGCAGTGAAAACATTGTGGTGAAGCTTTCATTAGGTTGTTGACTATTTATTTATAGAGGCGTGGATTTATCTCCCTATCGTTTTCAGTCCAGCTCTCATGCCAGTCTCGCGAGATGCCAGCGATCTTCTCATATCGATCATCGCTCATCCCATCCAAGACTTGGCGATATTTGGCTACAGCTACCTTGGTAGAGCTGATCTTTGCATCAAGCTCTTTGCTCAAAGCTCGTCGCAGTTCCATCATTCTACCTTTGACAGCCTCTTCAGTTATCTGAAACCTCTCAGCCATTTCTGCTTGAGTTGCATCATCCAACAGCATTTGCAGTGTTGCATGGCGTTGAGCTGTGAGTCCTCTTAACGCATCATACACTTGCTCTTCATCGTCTACTTCGCGTCGTTGCACTGGTTGTTTGCCAGCCGCGAGAGATAAGACCATCTCCTTTAGCTGGCTAACCTGTGTTTCCAAGATCAGCATACGATTTTCAAGTTCTTTAGAAATGTTACTCTCTCCCAAAACATTTATAAAAAATCTAAAAAAGTTTATAAAAGATGTATAAAGTTTGCAAACTTATTACAACTTTACAGGTCTTTTTCTCATCTCCTCATACATGTCATCGCGTTGTTTTTTTTCTCGCAACGCCTTAACTCTCTCCACTAGCCGTGACTTCCAAGCCTCATCTTTCATGAGTTCTTGAATGCCAAGCCCGATAAGACCTCCCTCTGTATCGGGATTAGCACTGCAGTAGAACTCGCCAGTCGGAAAGATGACAAGGATGGCACCTCCTTTCTTGGCATCGAAGACAAGCTCAGTTGCCATACGCTTCGCTCTTCAGTGCTGGCAACTTCAGAGCCTCGTCACGCACACGTATTTCTTCCTTGTAGTCGTTGCGATCAAGTATTCTTTGCTCCCTGATATCAGCCTTGTCGTATGTCTTCAGATAGGTAACGATCTTCGACAGCAAATTTTTGCACTCGATGTCAACGATGCCAACCGACATGCCCTCTGCTATGTGCTTGAGCTTGCGGAGCTTGCCTCGACTGCCATCCTCATGCCTGCACATCTCTAGCACGGTCTTCAATAGCTCTATCTGGGTTTCTCGACAGACCATCTCAGCGCATTCAGCCCTAACAGTCATTTCCTCTAGCCTATTCTCCATATGGTAAATCCTCTCTTGTTTTCATCTTCATATTTAAATTCATGCCTTGCCTTGGAGCTTGCATCACGATCCTTTAGTGTCCTGTAGCCAGCCCCTTTAAGTTCCCACCGATCACTAAGGCGGTACACCTTGCTTGGTTCCTTTCCGTTCATTTTGTCTCGCTGTCGGTCCAGATACTTGCACCGACTA